CGTCGTTCAGGCCGATCAGGCGCTTTCGCGTGAAATCGAAGGCTGGAGCCCCCAGCTTGTCCAGACCCTCGCGGGATACGCTGTCGAGAACTTCGGCATCACCCCGCAGGAACTCCGGGACAGCGTCATCAACCCTGACGGAACACCCGACACGCGGACCTTCAAGGTCCTCGCTCGGCTCCACAAGGCTGAGACGGAACTGGCGGCCCTGAAAGCCCAAACCACCAAAGCGCAACAGGCCTCGAAACAGGCGTCGGTCACGCCCGCCAAGCCCGTCGGGCAGCGGGCCGGGGGCTACAAGCCCGGACTGAACGATGACCTCCCCGTCGAGGAATGGGTGCGCCGTCGCAACGCGGATCTCGCCAAGCGGTTTCGCTGACCCCCCCACACACGGCCCGTCGAGATGACGCGCCTTTCTCACAGAAAGAGCCCTGGCTATGCCCGGCACATTCCTTACACCGAACATGATCACGCGGGAGTCCCTGCGGATCCTCCACCAGAAGCTAAACTTCGTCGGCTCGATCAACCGCGAGTATGACAGCAGCTTCGCCAAGGACGGCGCCAAGATCGGTGACGCCCTCCGCATCCGCCTGCCGAACCAGTACACGGTCCGGACCGGCCAGAACCTGTCCGCGCAGGACACCAACGAAACCCAGGTCACCCTGACGGTCGGCACTCAGCAGGGCGTGGACACCAACTTCACCTCGAACGAACTGACCCTGTCCCTCGACGACTTCTCGAAGCGCATTCTGGAACCGGCTATGTCGGTTCTGGCGGCCAGCATCGAGGCGAACGCCCTGACCATGTATCAGGACGTCTCGCAGTCGGTCTGGAACGGCGGCAACGCGGTGACCTTCGGTCGGGTGCTGCAAGGCCGCAAGATCCTGCAAGACAGCCTGACCCCGCTCGGCGACCGCACGGCGCTCCTGAACACCCAGGACAACGTCGATCTGGTGGACGCGCTCAAGGGCCTGTTCCAAGACCAGACGAACGTGGCCAAGCAGTACCGCGAAGGCTACATGGGTCGGACCGCCGGTTTCGACTTCACCGAGAACACGCTGATCCCGCGTCACACGCGCGGCGCTCAGAACACGGCTTACACGACCAACACCCAGGTCGGCACCCTGCCGCTGGTGGCCACTCCGGTGACCGCCATCACGGTGGCGACCGGCGCCGGCGCGATGAACAAGGGCGACGTCTTCACCATCGCAAACGTCTTCTCGGTTCATCCCGAGACGAAGGTGTCCACCGGCATCCTCCAGCAGTTCGTGGTCACCACGGCCAACGCTGGCGGCGCCGGTTCGGTGCAGATCAGCCCGTCCATCGTCCTGGCTGGCGGCGCTCAGAACGTGGTCATCCCGATCACCTCGGCGACGGCGGGCCTGACCTTCCTCGGCGCGGCTTCGACCGCGGTCGGGACGTCTATGGTCTACCACAAGGACGCCTTCACCTTCGCCACGGCGGACCTGATCATGCCCAAGGGTGTGGACTTCGCGGCCCGTCAGGTGATGGACGGCATCTCGATGCGGATTGTCCGCCAGTACGACATCAACACCGACAGGTTCCCCTGCCGGATCGATGTTCTCTACGGCTTCCGCACCATCCGGCCCCAGCTGGCGGCGCGCCTCCACAACAACTGATGAGCGAGGGGGAGGGGCGAAGGCCTCTCCCCTGACCTCTCTCAATCACAAGGAGACGCATCATGGGCGCCATGATGAACGAAGACCGCTGGCAAGTGGTGACCTTCACCTACGACCCGGCGTCGGTTGCGGCGGCCACGACCGCCGAGCAGACTGTGACGGTGAACGGCCTGCGGGTCGGGGATTTTGTCTTCAGGCCCTCCAAGCCGACCCTGACGGCGGGTGTGGGCATCGTCAACGCCCGCGTCTCGGCAGCGAACACGCTGGCCGTGACCTGGGTGAACGCTACGGCGGCCGCGGTTGATCCGCCTTCCGAGACCTACAGCATCCTCGTGATGCGGCCGGAAAAGGTCCAGGCGGGAACCTTCAACCCGTAACGCGCTGGCGGGGGCTTCGGCTCCCGCCGCTTTTTCATCAGGCCCGTCGCGATGACGCGCCGTTCTCTCAGCGAGATCCATCATGCCGATTGCACGGCCCGTCGTTGATAACAACATCCGTCATGTCGCTGTCGCCCTTGGCAGCAACTCCCCCCCCTACCTTGTCCCGGCGGCGGACAACGAGCCTGAGCGTAATACCTACCGCTCGTTCTCGTTCGGCCTGAACCCCACTGGCGCGGTCAACGACCTCGTCGCCCTGGGCGGCGCCAACGGCTTCCTGATCCGCCTCAAGGGCGTGATTGTGTCGGGAACGGCCACGACCGCCACCAACGTCCCAATCTACATCTGGAAGCGGACGGCGGCATATACCGGCGGCACCCCGACCGCCATTAGCCGCGTGAGCGCCGACACGACCGACCCGGCGTCGGCGGCAAGCCTCGTCCACTACGTCTCCGCAGGCGCGACGGCGGGCGCGGGAACCATGCTGGACGGTTGCCGTCTCAACCTCGCCCCGGCGGCGAACGGCTCCATCGACCGCTTCCTGTTCCAGTACACCTGGCAGAACGATAAGGCTCCGAACCTTCGCTCGGCCACGGAGTTCATCGGCATCGGCCTGAACGGCACCTCAATGCCTGGCGGCGGCGCTCTGGACGTCGCCCTGTGCTGGACCGAAGAAGCGATCTGATCCGGTGGCGATCAGCACCTATTCGGACCTGAAGGCAGCGGTGGCCGACTGGCTGAACCGTACTGACCTGACGGCGGCCATTCCCAACTTCATCGCCCTGGCCGAAGCGGACATCAACAGCCACTTCGACCTGCGGACGGTGGAGTCCGATCAGCTGGTCACGACCACGCCGGGCAGCCGGTATGTGGCGCTTCCGGCGGGCTTTCGGGAGCCTCAGAACCTCTGGATCAACCGGACCTATGGCCGGGACAACCCGCTGCGGTTCGTCACGCCGGAGCTGCTGACGACGAGCAATTCGCCGGGGGCTCCGCTCCTGTGGTGCATCGACGGCGACAACATCGCCTTCGAGCGGCCTGCGGATCAGGCCTACTCCATGACCCTGCGGATGATTGGCGGGGTCGGGCTGTCGGACGTGAGCCCGGCCAACCTGATCCTGACTAACTACCCGAATGTGTACCTGTACGGCGCCATGCGCGAGGCCGCGCTCTATCTGCGCGATCCCGAGGCGTCGGGCCTTTGGGAAGCGAAATACGCCGACGCCATCACCAAGGCCAAGGCCAAGGAGGGCCGGGCCAAGTCGCTGGTGACCCTGTCCACTGAACCGGGGCAGCTGACCTTCCGGGGGAACCGGAGCGGCTTCAACATCAACCGGGGCTGGTGATGGTCGCGGTCCGCCCGATCACCCCAGACCTGCCGTTTCCGCTGTCGGATATCCTTCGGGACCTGTCGAACGTCGCCGCCGAGGTCCAGACGCCGACCCAGCCGGTGGCCCTCGCCTCGGTCCTGTTCGCCGATCTGCCGCCCGCCGCCGACTGGCAGGCCTGCATGATCCACGTCTCCGACCGCAACGCCATCGCCATCAGCACACCTGTCGCCGGGATCTACACCTGGCTGCGGGCAGACGGAAGCGCCCTCTGATGCCCTCGACCTACTCCTCCTCCTTCCGGCTGAACTTTCAGGCCCCCGGCGACAACCTCAACACCTGGGGCGTCCAGCTCAACAACGGCGTCTTCCAGCTGCTGGAGGACGCGCTGGCCGGCGCGGTCACTCAGACCCTGTCGGGCGCGCTCACCCTCACGAGCGTCAACGGCGCGACCGATCAGGCCCGGTGTCTGGCCCTGAACATCACCGGGGGAACCGGGGGAACCATCACGACGCCGGGCGTCAAGAAGCTCTACTTCGTCCGCAATGCGTCCTCGGGGGCGGTCGTCGTCACGACCGGCGCAGGGGCCACAGCCTCGTTCAGCGCGGGCGAGGTGGGCTTCTGCTACTCGCCGGACGGGATCAACTTCTACCGCACCACGACCGCGACCAACTTCGGCGGCGTGACCCTGACCAACCTCGGAGCGCCCTCGGCTAACACCGATGCGGCGACCAAGGGCTATGTGGACGGCGTGGCCTTCGCCATGGCGGCGGGAAGCCTGCCCGGCCAGACGGGCAACGCGGGCAAGGCGCTCATCACCAACGGGACGGTCGCGTCCTGGGGCATCCCGACCCTGACCACCTCTGACATTACCAACTACGCCTCCGATCAGGCCGCCAAGACCGCGACCGCCACGAAACTCGCCATCGCCTTCGCGGCGGCTCTCTAGGGACCCTCTCCAATGGCTGTTACTCCCAACTCCATCGTCACGCCTCAGACGCCTTGGAGCGCCACTGCCGTGGCGACCACGGCGAACACGACCTACACCGACACGCCGACCAACACGGTCCTGCTGGCCCCGGTCCACCTCCTGAACCCGGCTCCGTTCAGCGTGGTCAACGCCTCGCCCACCGTCACGGTGACGCAGGCGGAACACGGCCTTTCTACGGGCGACACGATCACGGTGGCCGGCGCTGTTGCGGTGGGTGGCATCACGCCTTCGGGGGCCTATCAGGTCACGGTCCTGACCTCCTCGACCTACACCATCACGCACGGCTCGAACGCCACCTCGACGACCACTGGCGGC